ATATAGATCCTCATCCTGAAGGTCAAACAGGAACTATGTATTGGATTCCTATGCAGGATTATCATTCTGGTCATGTCTTTATTATAAATGATGAACTAATAAAAGATTATAAAAAAGGTGACGTATTTAAATTTGATAATTTAAATGACTATCATGGTTCTGCTAATATAGGAACAATTCCTAAATTAACATTAATTGTAGTAGACAATGAATAAAAAAACTTATTGTCCTTATCCGTTTATGGGCGCCAGCTTACAGCCTAATAATACGGTGCTACCTTGTGGACAATACATGAATTCTGCGCCATTCAAGAAAGTTATTCCTTTAACTGAAGTACGTGATAGTGAATACATGAATCAACTTAGACATGGAATGCTCAATGGACAACACGGAGACGGATGCCAATGCCCAGCAGAAGAAGCTAGTGGTATTATGTCTATGCGACAACATGCCATTGAAAAGTTTGGATATGAAGTATCGGATGATTTAAAGATTGTAGAAATATTCTTTGATAATGTATGTAATTTAAAATGTCGTAGTTGTGGTAGTTCACATAGCCATTTGTGGTATGATGATGAGATGACTATGTTTGGAACTACACTTGCTGATAAAAAATATTTAAAAAATCATACTTACAAAGAAATAGATATCAGCAAACTAGAATTAGTTGACATCTACGGCGGCGAACCTATGCTTAGTATCGATGCCGATGAATTTTTAAAAGAGTTAAAAGATAACAATATAATAAAAAATATTGAATTACGTTTAAGTACAAACGGTACAACTCTTCCAAAAGAAAACATGGAGTATGCTTTACTAAATTGTAATTTTTTAAAAATGCAAATCAGCATAGATGCATATGGCCCGTTAAACAACGTAATGCGTTCTGGATCAAACTTTGATGAGCTAGTTAAAAATTTAGAGTACTATAATAACATACTCGAAACCCGCCCTGCTGGTTCTACTAAAATGATGGTCCATAGTGCTGTAGGCATATACAATATAAATGTATTGCACCTGCTAGAAGATTTTTTAAAAGAAAGATTTCCTAACCTTTGGTTTGATACACAAGTAGTTCAATTTCCATTACACCTAAGTGCAAAGCATTTGCCGCTTGATTATAAAGAACAAGTTAAATCTGTTATAGGCAACAGGTATCCTATGTTAGTTAATTATATGATGCAGGATGGTGAAAATTTGTTTGGACATTTCATCAACTATCACAATAAATTAAATGAAACTAGACAGGAAGATTTTACAGGACTAAATCCGTTGCTGGAATCCTACATGGAAACATATTTACAAGTTCCTAACTGGAATACTAGTAAAGAGTATTTTGTTAATTCAATAAACAGTCTTAAGACAAATGCCAACTTGGAATAGTATCAAACGGTTTTGCTCTTAAATTGAAAAATACAGTAGCAGAGGGAATTTTTTCTTTGAGTTTTTGTAACAATTCTTTTTCTTTGTAGTCTCTATATTCTGTACTGTAGAAAAAAACAGTTGCTTCGTAATTAAAGATATTTGACAAGTGTACTAGTGTGTCCTCAACCTTATCAAGTTGATCAACTAAATTGTCAATTCCTAATAAATCACATTGCACAAATTTATAAGTTACACCTTCTATAGCAGGAACTTGTTGCTTCCAATACTCTAACGCTTTTTCATTGTAGTCATAAAATACTACAGTTGATCCAGCTGTTGCATAGTTAACAAACCATGTTCCACTTGCAGGTGTTACAATTTGTTTATACGGCTTAATTGGAATATCAATTGTCTCTGTATTACTTGTATGTACAAAAGTAGTTTGACAATAGTTTAATCTGTAATATGCCCAACTTAGTTGTTTGTTAAAGTCGTTGGGACTTTCTGGATAAAAGTGTTTCTTGTTATCACGTATACTTTCATCAAATACTAACACTGGCAGGTCTTTATCAAACGCTTGTTTTAATATATTCCATCCGTGACACTTATGATTATATGTTCTAATTTGATCGCCACCGCTAATAGTTTTAGGTGTGTAGTCATCATGCCAAGTTTCTACGCTACGCCAAGGAACATCCTGTACATGTTGTTCGCCTAATTGTTGTTTACCTATTTCAGGTTGTCCAAGCATATTATAAACTTCTAAATTAACAACATAACATTGATGATGTAATTCGTAGTAGGCATCCTTTCTATCTAATACATGCCCTGCAATGAAAAACTTTTTCTTAGTTAAAGTTTCAAGCGCATCAAAGAAAGCATGTCCGTTTAAAAATTCAGTTCCAGTACTTAGTACGACAGCGTATTTGTAACCTTTGTTGGCAACGTGTCGTAACAATGCATCTTCGTCTAGCCATTGGAAAACAGTATAGCCTTTATTATAAATGTTAACTAAACAACCATCTGCTTGATTTTTTATCAATTCTCGTATGTGTGGCAAGTACTGTCTTGTATTATCTACAAAACAAAAAGCAATGTCTGTCTTCCAGTTAGGATTAAATTCTAATATATTCATTTCAGTTCTTTAATAGGCAATACTTTATCTGGAGTTTTTATAAAAATTTGTTTATTGTTACTTGGACACATATCGCAAAACTCGCTGGCACGATAAATGTTACTGGCAAAGGAAGATATATCTTCTTCTGTAGCAGTTTCTAAATCTACAGGCTTATATGCAAGATATTTTTGCCAATCTGGATCATCTAAAGAATTGTGTACTGTTAAGAATTTTTCTAGTGTTCCTAATGCTGCACATTTATATATTTTTTTATTCTTTAAAAAATTACAAAACGGACTACAACATCCTTCTCGATATGACTCTTCTGGATTGCCACTCATAAAAGGTTTAGGGCCAGTTGTAGTCATATAATAATGAGAATGAAACTCGCCTTGATCTCGAACCCACACTTGTATTTTACCATTGCTGAATACTTGTTCATTACCATTAAAATTTCTCTGTTCTTCTTTAACAGGATTGCCAGTTATGTCTGCAATAAATTGATCTCTGTCGTACGGAGTCAACTTTAATTTATTTGCAAATTCTACAGCAGAATTGAAAACTTTGTTTGTCAGTGTAGGGTCTTCAAATGATGCAAAATGATTACAGACATACAACGATACATTATAAGTTAGCATGAGTTCAGCAAGTTCATCGTTGCGTTTATCTAAAAGCATTCCGTTAGTAGGTATAACTATTCGAGCAACAGTGTCTGTTGTTCTTATATGCTTGACTACTTCTTTAATTTTATCCAAGTATAATAACGGCTCGCCTCCTAGCATAGAATATGTTTCTATATTAAAATGTTTTTGAGCTAGCGTTACACCTTCAATAATTTGTTCGATACTATCGTCATAACTTGTATCTTTGATAATGTCGCTTCGAGTGTCGCACTGATAACAAGCAAGATTACACTTACTGCCAATCATGATATCAAGGATTTTTATTTGACTCATTTTAGTGTGCTAACCTGACAACTATAAAAATTGGTTGTACCACAGTTTGCCGCCCAATGTTTAACTGTACTATCAAAGTACCAAACATCACCTGCTTTCCAATCCGTTAACACTAGGTCATCTAACTGTACTATATGTCCTGGTGCCCAGTCTTCCAACATAACAAGATAACGTATGCAATCTTCCACCGGAACATTCTTTTTAGTTTTTAACATATAGAAGTAGTCTTGATGTACAGGAATCATTTCGCGTGGCTCAAGTGTTAACCAACACACACTACCTTCTTCTACATACAGTTCATCGTAGAACTTTTTCCAACCTTCTGGCAATTGCTCATTAAACGATTGCTTCAGCATGATAGGAGGTTCTTTATAATTTTCGTGTGGCACAGCGTGAGGAGCAATCGGTGTAGTATGTTCTGCAACATACGTCTTTAGTGCGTCCTTCCAAAACGGAAATATTTTTTGTCCTTTACCTTTCATTGAAAGTAGTCCTCTAGTGTACCTTTACGGCGTAAGTCTAGTGTGGCACAATGTAATCCACCACTTAATGTCATAGCATGCCTAAACTGTACAGGAACACAATCAATACCGTGCTTTTCTAGCACACGCATTAATGGTTCTTGTTTACTGTCACAAATAATAGTATTAGGATTGACGCTGAGTATATTCATACCAATGTAAGGACTGCAAGGAGCAACACCTCCAGGAACTTTACTGCCCTGTGCTACACAGTCTTCAAAGTAAATCTTATCCCACTTGTCAAATAGTTTAGGACAGTTGTTAGTATTAACTCGAGTACTGTTAAGCAATACAAGACCTGGGCGCAGTGGAACAATAGTACTATCCATGTGTGCAAAACTATAGATATGTTCTGCGGCATGTACACGATATCCTCTGTGTTCTAATACATTACGCAACCATTTAAGTCCCCAGTGATTGCCTGTATTACTAATCTGGAACAATATGTCTTTTCCTAGTCGCACACAGTTAGGTGCGTCAAATACAGGTTCTAAATTTGTAAGACTAGGCACACCTTTAATATCTGCAAACTGATAACTATCATCCGATAATATTGGCTTAGGAGCAGCAATCCATTCAACCCCATCTTCTATTGCTTCTAGCATTATCTTATGGTATGCACGAGTTTCAAAATATCTAGCACGACACGGACTAGGAGTTTCAATCATTAAATTACCTAAAGGCAGTAACAAGTCGCGTGGACACCAAGTGTACCATCCTGTAGTTTTCCATTCTGGTGTGTTAAACTCTATGCTCGTATCTTGCACTTCCGGTCTGTGTACTATGACACCTAACTTTTTCAATGTATCTGCAAGTCCCTCAGCATCTTCATTTGCTTCATCAATTAATGTCTGTGGATACACGCCCTCTAGTGGTTTAATTTGATCCATAGGATAGTTGGTATAGCTCATGCTCATAGTACTAGCATCTACAGTAGGTACGCGAGCATTGTCAGCACGACCAACAATAATTTCTTCTAACGGATCCCAATGATTGTGTGTTGATATTTTCATACATGAAACTCTTGTTTGTTAATTCTTAGTGCAACTAATATCCAATCGTCATCCGATTGATTCGATGCCGAGTGGGTTAAATCTCCGTCAAACATAAAAATTTCATTTTCTTTAAGATGGAATTTTTTAGTGTCTATAGTTAAAAATGCATCGCTAGGTGCTGTGATACTGATTAGTACATTATACTGTTCCTTGTCTACATGTTCTACAACATCAGAATTAGGACCCATAAAGAATATCCCAGCATACGTTAATCCAGGTAAATTTGTTATTAGATTGTTAAAGATATCTAATTCAGAAATTCCACCAATTTTTATTTCTACATTTAAATGCCCAGAACCGGATTTGTATTCAATATCCTCTATTAAAAATCCAGAATTGCTATTGTGAAATATTTTGTTGTCTTTGCTAATTCTAGAGTACCACCAGTCATAGGTTCCTTCAGGATCTTTAGTTTGGCGAGTAAGTTTTTCATTTATACTTCGCCAGTCTAAATTCTTCAGATGGTCGACTGCAACTGCCCTTATAGATTCAAGTGCGTTAAACTGAGGATAGTTTTGATAATCTAACATGGTCAATTATATATTGTTTATTTGGAATGTCAATTGTTTCAATAGCATCTATGAATGCTTGTGTATTAGGTATATTTACTATATCTAATTTTGATGGGTAAGTTAAAATGTTTGTAGTCCAATTTACGTTAATAGTCTTGATAAAATTGGACAGCTCCTTTAGTCCGTGCCAGTTATTTAAATGTACTACTGTATGTATAACAAGTTCAAACCCTAAACTTTTTATTTGGTCTATAAATTTAAGAATATCGTTCCAGTTACTTCCACCACGTACTTGTTCGTTTAATTCTTTGTAGCCATCAATGCTTAGAATAAACTTAACGTGTTTACATTCTTTTAGTAATTCTATAGTTGTATCATCCAACAAGAAAGTACCGTTAGTATTATATGTTACATCTAAATCTGAACGGTTTGCTATCTTTAATAATTTTACATGTCTTGATGACATTAAAGGTTCGCCACCAAGAAACAATATTTTGTTAACGCTTACTGGCAATTCTTTAATATCAGTGCTAGTTCTAACTATCACACTACTATTAGATTTCTTTGCCCAACTACTGCTAAATTCATCCCAGCAACCATCGCAGGTTAAATTACAAATGTTGTCTAAGCCAACTTCAAGGAATTCTAATTTAACTGTTTCAGTGTCATACGTTTCATTGAACTCTTGACGCATACTCTTTTTGCCAAGGGATTCTTCGTAATCGCATTTAGCACACCCAGCTACAGGTCCTTCATGATCACGCAATGCCTTATATTCTGCGCTGTTAAGAATATTAACAACATCTCCGTCAAATTTTTGTATAGGAGTTTTAAAACGGCAACAAGGAAAAATGTTGTTGTCGTTACGTATGTTAGTATGATGCCAAAAGGCCGCGCACTTAGCCATATGCCCTCACTAAATGTCCAAAACCTTTTTGATTAAACCATTTGTCTATTTCTGTTTGATCAATATTGTACGTATCTTGTATCTTGTTTAAGATATTGATATTTTCTTTTGCTAATTGAAAAAACAACTTGTAGTTATAATCCGTATCTTGCCGAATATTGTCTTCGTACATTTTAAAATTTTCTAAAAAATATTTTGTATTTTCTACAATAGCATTTAACCTATCATCTTCGTCAGGCAAGTATGCGTAGTCTTTAATAAGCATATAATCTTCAAATGTTTTAAATCCTAATTCTTTAATGTAGTCAAACATTTCTGGATTTGATGCATGTAGGAAAGGATGACGTTGTACAAAAACTCTGTAAGTTTTTTCAGTTAAGTATTTTGATGATATATCATCTTGTTGCACACCCTCTGATACTATACTGAGTACTGTGTTATGGAATATTGTTGGATCAATCCAACCAGTATTTTTAGTCCACTCATTGGCAGAAGGTGATGTTCCATAATGCTTTGATGTATCATAAATTGTATCAATGCTACGACATAGTTTTAATAATTCATCGTAGTCGCAAGTATAACTACGACACCAATCTTCTTGTACTTCTGTCCAAGGTTTAAAAAATGTCCACACAGCATGATCAAGAAGACCTACTTTTCTAAATTTATTAAGTAAACCAATACGATTTAATCTATCTGGAACTCCTCCTAAAAATAAAAATTTATTAGACGAACTGTTCCACTTGTAAGTATCCTTTTCTTTATAGCTATTGTAAGTTGTATGTAGATTAAAATTAAAAGGAATAGTTTTTGAATAAGAAGTATTAGTTCCTGCTAATCCTGGAACTATAACCAAGTCGAGTTCTTTACTAAGTTGCTCAATTAACGTTCCGGGATTATTGTGAATAAACCCGTCGGCTAGCATTAGTCCTAATACATGTTTAGAGTCGCCTATTTCTTGTTTTAACAGGTTATATTTTTCTTCTTCTGGAACCCAGAATGTTTCTAAATTAACTATCTTATACATTAAAGTGTCTGTGCAATCCTAGACGATTTGATTGCCCACCTCTATTATATTCCGGATACTTATTTTTATAGTCTATACCAAACAATACTGTATTGCTAGGGTCAACTCCTAATGTATTACACAAGTCGATTTGCTTTTGTTTATACTTGTTTACAATATAGTCTGGAGAATAAATTTCCATTGTTTTTAAACCTAACGCTGCACCAATCCTGTTTGTATATTCAATTTTATGTAACATTAAAAGAGGGTCATCGTCATCTGTTCTAGTTAATCTCATACCTACCCGGGCATAAGCTAACGGAAAAGTTTTTGATAAACTAAACGTAATATCTGTTATGCAGTCGTAATTAAAATTAAACTCGATATCTGAGCAAACACCAAAGTATGCACAATCTATTAACACTGGTATTTTTAACTCAGTGCATATTGTCAGCACTTGATGCATCTGTAAATGTGTATTACCAGTATCAGAAAATGGCAAACTAATAACAACAGCATCATGTTCGTCGAGTGGCTCGTCTTCGATGAATTTCCAGTTAGGCCAATTGTTTCTCCACGATATTTGATGGTAAACATATTCTCCTTTAAAACATCTAAATCTACGCTTATTATTTTTCATGTAGAACTTATCAAATGCTTCTGTAGTTCCATTTGAATAAGCAGCAAAAGGAAAATTTTCTAAACCTATTAACGTATTAAGTTTAGTTGTTTTAATCCAGTCTAGATATTTTTTACAAAATGAAGCAGAGTCTACCTGTAATAAGTTAGGTAAACTAGCAAGTACTTCGTCATCAAAGATTGCAAAAGAACCTCCAAATGGTAAAGTTCGTTTGTCATTAGGCGCTGTCATTTTTAAATCGTGTTTTCTCAACTATTAAGTATATTGACACTCTCGTCTCTCGGGTATCGTTCAAGGCACCGTGCGGAACTTGTCCACTGAACATTAGTACCTGTCCTTTCTTATTTTTTAATACTTTGTAATCAACTATTGACCAACCACAATCGGTTATTGGTATAACAATGTTGTAATGCTTTCCACTAAAGTCATATTCAGGTTTAGTGTCATCGTCTACATGTATAGGCATAAAGGAAAGTTTATCTAACAAGTTGATAGTTACTCTATTAATACCTGGCATCTCATCGACAAAATTTCTTATGTCTTTTGCTAATTCTGCTAGCTCGTCACTAACTGGCCATGTATCGTCTTGTTCATAAACAATAACACTTTTCCAATTTATAGAAATTCCTTCATTATGCTCGCCCACATCAATCCAAAATTTAGACAAGTCTTGTTTAACAAATTTCTCCACTAAATCAACAAGAGTGGGAAGTTTATCTTTGTCTAAATATATGTCAGGGTTTAAAAGCATTGGGTTCTCCATATTAGTTACTTATGACAGATAATGACAGCTAAGTAGTATTATGATAACACCCTTGGAGTTTTACGAGAAAAACAAAAATTGTTTTTGGACTAAAGAGTCTATACCATCTCATTTGGTTTCTAATATTGACAAAGCTCGTTGGATTTTAAATGAAGCTAATTTTGGTTGGATTGAACTAGACATTGAATTTGACTTGGCAGGTTGGCAATTAGAGGCACAACAAGCTTCGCCTTATTTTGTAGCACATCGTGAAGAACAAAATACAGGCTGGAATAGTTGTTGCATACACGGTATTGATGTAGACAAAACTGGTGCATGGACCAATTATGGATACACCGATGAAAAGCAAGTCCCTTATACATGGACTGAATTGTCATACAAGGCTCCTACAATAAAACAATTTTGGTCAAGTAAGTTTCCAACAGAGAAATATAGAAGAATTAGATTTATGGAGTTAGAACCTGAATCTGCTATTACTCCGCACAGCGACATGCCAGGAAGACTTCCAGGAGAAGCAGGTATGGATATGCTAGATTTTGGTGTACCTATTAATATAGCAGTCGTACATCCAGATGATTGCTATATGGTATTAGAAGGATACGGAGTTGTGCCATTTAAAGAAGGCAAAGCATTTATTGTTAATATACGCAACTATCATAGTGTAATAAATTTTAGCAAAAAGTCTAGAATTCATGTCATAGGACATAGTTACGGATACGGAAATAAGTTAGAAGATTTTGCAAATTTGGTTGTAAGAAGTTATGAAAAAATGTAACGCTATAACAAGAGACTTTATCAGCGATAATTTTATATTTGCTGATATACATTCTGCTGGCAAGGAATATGATAAACAGTTTCTTGTAGAAAGAGTAAACTTTTGGAAATATATACTGAAGTATCATTACAAAGCATCCTATCAGGAATCAATCCTTATTGGTATGCAAAAACTTGGCATAGATTATTTTGCTATTATTATTGCATCTGCAGAACTTAGTCTTAAGATTGTTGTAGTAGACTACAATAGGACTGATAAGTTTAGAGATTTAGAATATAATGATCCAAAGACTAAGCTATTAGCACCTATTGATATTTTCCTGCACGACTTAACAGACGACATAATTGCATCAAATCCTGCTACAGGAGCCAAGTATGTATTTTTTACCAAACATTCAAAAAGAACATACAGTACTGTTAATACAATCGATATTGCAATTGATGATCAACTTTATAACAACGTGGTTTCAATACAACCGCAACCTAGTGATATATTGTTTAGAGTAACTAGTAGCGGCACTACAGATGTTCCTAAAGTAATTGAGCACACACACGAATTCATAAGTGCTATCTCTTTAAGAAACTCTAAGTTATATAAAGGTACAGCAGTTCATGTTAATAATTTAAATCATGGTGCCAGTGCATCAGTAACCTTACTTCCTTTATTAGCAAATGATCAAGTAACTAAACATTTGTTTTTTGATTGTGCTGATGTTGAAGTAATTGCCGACTTAGTTACAGCACTGGAACCTTACAAAGATACTATTGGATATATGTCTTTTCCTTATCCATTTTTAATTGACAAGTTTATCGAAGTAAGTAGAGCAAAAAATGTTACTTGGCCTAGATTAGATTTAATTACACTTTCTTATATTTTAGAAAGTGCCAAACATGCAGTTAGAGATAAAATCTTTAACAGTATAACAAGTATATTTGGATCAAACGAAACACTTGGTCCGCTATTTGTTAATCAATCCAATCAACATATTTGGAATATAGATTCTAGATATTATTACAAGTATGATGATTTTTATAAAATTAGTTTGTCCGACGAAGGACAAATTACAGTAACAATACCAATATACAATAAAGATGTTACTACAAATGACTACTTTAAATTAGATGGTGACTCTTACATACATAATGGTAGGTCCGACATGTTTAGGATCAATGGAGAAACTATTAATTTAAGTACAATTAACGATTTAAATAAACGTAATACTAAAACTTATATAGTAGTTGATACACTGAATCATTGTTTGTATCTTGCCTGTTGGGAAGATCTTACTATAGAAGAAATACAAACAATAATTAACGATGTAGAAAGTAATTTTAGACAAGTTAAGGTTACAAAAGCATTTCATCTTGAAAAGTCTAATTTTTATTATGGTATAAAAATAGACAATGAACTTTTAAGAGAACATTTTAGGACATACAATGTTTGACGAGCATTTAAAAACAAGCAAGGTTACATACCTAGAACATTTAAAATGGGCAATAGTTGCAGGCATAAGATTAATCTATGCCGGAGTAACTAGTATTATTCACGGTTTTGTTCCAACTCTGTTTAATGGCTCTGCTCCTAAACAAGTTATAGATATCTATCACAACCATTTAGAAGATCACCCTAATCCACAATACAAAGAAATGATTAATACCGCTAAGGAACGTAAATGAAGTTAGGAATAGCAGGATACGGAATAGTAGGAAAAGCTACTCACAAAGGATTACTTAAAGATTGTGATGTAGTTATTCACGATACCTTATTCAATACAACCATTGAAGATTTATATGTATGTAGCTACGTATTTTTTTGTATTCCTACGGATACAGATGCCAGCATACAACTATTAGTTGATGATATAAAACGTCTTAAAGCGGTAAATCCAAACTGTACTATTATCATTCGAAGTACAGTTCCAGTAGGAACATGTAGTACTATTGAAAAATTAATTGATGATAAGATTTATTACATGCCTGAATTTTTACGAGAGCGTGTATGGGACACCGATTGCTTTAATCGTCCAATTATTGTTGGCAGTGATGACCAACCCTTGCCAATTTGTTTGTATGACGAAGACTGTATAACTTGCTCTCTTGAAGAAGCAGAAGTTGTTAAAATGTTAAGCAACAACATGGCCGCTGCTCGTGTTGTATTTGCTAACCATATGTATGAACTAAGCAAACGAGTGGGTGCAGACTATAAAAATGTTTTAGATGCATACTTACAAGTTAATCATGATCAAAACTATTTAGAAGTAAACGAAAACTTGCGAGCATTTGGCGGCAAGTGTCTGCCTAAGGATTTAGATTTTTTAATTAACACCTTTGCTAGTTTAGGTATTTCGCAAACATATTTTACAGCAATGAAAGAAGACAACGCATTATGGCCAGTGACCGTAAGAAAATCTTAATCACAGGTGCCAGTGGTTTGATTGGCCGTGAGTTTTGTAAACAACTAAGTCCACATCATGATGTGACGGCTGTAGATAATAATCAACGATTTATAGGATATCGTCCTGAAGGATGTGTTTATATTAAATCAGATTTAAATGAATACTTAACACAGACAAGTAATAATTTTGATGTCATATATCATCTGGCGGCCACTAATGGAACAACTAGTTTTTATAGTCACCCTAATGATGTACTGCGTAACAATGTAACACTAGACTTGGGTGTTTTTAAGTTTGCAGAATCTAATCCAACTTGTAAATTAGTATATGCTAGTAGCAGTGAAGTAGTAGCAGGAACAAGTATATTTCCAACACCAGAAATTAGGGATATTAATATCACTAACATTCACAATCCACGATGGAGTTATATGCTACCAAAAGTTCTAGCTGAAAATTATTTGTTTAACAGCCAACTAGATTTTTTAATTATACGTTTCTTCAATGTGTTCAGCGAACATACAGGTCCTGGACACTTTGTAAAAGACATTGTTGATAAAATTCAAAATAAAAATTTTGAACTTATTGGTGCAGATGAAACACGTTCATTTTGCTATGTTAGTGATGCCGTAGATGCTGTGATTAAAATTACCAATGTTTCTAGACAAGTAGTTAATGTTGGCAGTGATGAGGAATTAAAAATTTTAGATGCCGCAAATATAATTGCCAATGCGCTAGGCGAACAAAATGTAGTTTGGAAAATTAAAAATGGGTTGGAAGGTAGTGCTAAAAATCGAAAACCCGATATCAGTCAATTGAAAAGGCTGTTGCCAGCCTTTTCTCCTAAACCATTTGCAGAAGTAATGAGTAGTATTAAGCTCTAATTGCGTACATTGGAACAGCGTAATCAACGCCGTTAAAATTAACTTTCATCCAAGATGCAATAGTACCGGTATCAACTTGTCCTGATGAAGGCCCAGCTGTCAATGATGGTGCAATAATTACTTGTTGACCATCTGGTCCAATAATAAGTTTTGGTCCAACTACTCCAGTTGCATCAGCAGTTGCAAGAGCAAGAGAACCTGGAAGGATTCCAGCACCTGGGGAACCAGTAACAAAAGAAGCAATGGATGCTGCAGCTGATGTTGTTCCGTTAGTTGTTCTTCCAGTAAATGTTAAAGCAAAAATAAAATCATCTGCTTGTAATGCTGTTGGTGATACAGATGTTCCTCTAGTACGATTAAAAGTTAAGGCGTGGAAATCTCCAGGTGCGTCATGATGCGAATGGAATGTAAACCAATCTTCGCCGTCTGCTGGACCTCTGTTTGTAGTTATAACAAACTTAGCATTAACAATACCAGAATCTGTATTATCTGTAATGTTGATTCTGTTAGCGTTTATTGTTTTATACTGTGATGCTTGAATATTTCCAGTAATATTAATGTTGCCTGTACCAGTAATATCGTTTGAATTTAAATCCAAATCACCGCCAAGTTGTGGACTAGTATCATTTACAATATCTGTAAGTCCAACACCATCTAGTGCAACAGTAGCATTAATACGTCCAGCATCGTCTTGTGTTTGAGCGTAGGTAAATGTAATACCAACGTTAGTTGCATTACCAGCTACAAGTGCGGCACCAACAGCGTCAACTGCTAGTTCTGTACTAAAATATTTGTTATTAACACCTTGTGAAACATCATCTGTAGTAAGTCCTGAAACTTCTAGTTTATGCGATGTGTTGTTGTATGTTAAGCCGTAACCAGCAACGTTTGACCCTACTACAGGGACTCCGCCAGCAGTTATTCCGTTGCCAATCCACACTTGTTGGGAATCTGTTGTATATACAATTTCGCCCACTTCAAACGTTTTCCCAGTGCGTTGGGCATCTGTACCTCTTCTAATGCGTAGCGCCATCGTGCTATCTCCGTTATTCTTTTAGATCTATGTAGACCAATACACAGTATTTATTCAAACGGAAAAAACCGCACTCGCATTTTCAGCCAAAAAAATAGGCTCCGAAGAGCCTATTTTGTGCTAGTTTAATTACTGTTTAGCAAAAGGCCAAGCACCTGTATCTGTACTAGTTGGAACGTAACGATAGCGTTCTTGTCCACCGTTTTCACGGTCGTCTTGACCTTTTTCATAGCCTTCACGATAGTCCAGACGTTCCTTGCCGTAGTACTCATCTGTAGCATTGATGTTACCTTGCCAACCTGCACTATAGCCCTTGTAAAAAGCACTAGTACCAGTTTTCATAGGACGGTTTGCTTGAGCTTGTACAGGGCGAGTAAACGCCTTATCGGCTTCAACTTCCATCTCACCGATAACTTCGTAGCGGCAAGCACGGCCCTTGGCATCGTTGTAGTCACTTGGAATGCTTACAACATCACGTGGGTTAATCTTAACGATAACAGTACGTTCACCACCAAAACTATTCAAGTAACTTTGGCTACAAAAGTGCAAGCCTGTTGAGCAAGTATTGTCCTTGTTGTCGTCAACATCGTGACGCTCCATTTCAACAATCTTACCAACGGAGTTATCCATTGTACCAGAGTGTACGTCCATGTAGTTAGCACGAACTTTCTTGTAAGCCAAGAAGTGGCCGTCTGGAGTAATGGGCAAATTGCACTTTTCCAAGAAGCCATACAGTTCAGTAACAGCTCGCTTACTTGGGTTTTGGTACAAGTTCTCCATAAAGTTAACCATTGGCTCAATTGGAAAGCCTTCTTGCAACATTTGGATCATACGCACTGACAAACCAGTGTTCAGTTCCTTACCCTTCCAGAAAAGCGTTTCGCCTTGGATAGACACATTGCCTTGTCCATAGTTCAACACAACCTTTTTAGGTTCGATAATGTCAGGAAGTGAATCCCAATCATTTGCCTTAATTGCGTCCAATACCTTTTGATAGGTAATGTGCGTCTTGCTAATGGTATGTGATTTGTTGCCAATTACAACAACAATATTACTACCTTGGATCAAATATGGATAAGCCATTTTAGTTTACACCTTTCTGTGTGTCAATCATATTCACATACTCTGCAACTTCTGCGTTAGGAGCACTACGCAAGTAGGCTAGCAACGGATAGCGTTTGCTGATTACAGAGCATTCATCAACAAACTTTTGCACTTGGGCTTCTGGACTGAATGTTACACCTTGGGCATAACGACTGCACAGACGCTTCAAACTCAATTCACTATAACGAATCTTGTCATAGCCCTTAAACTGTGTTACCAATTTAACATACGGGCTGGCTGGATTAGTCACAGCGTTTACAATATTGCTAGTATAGCTGAGCAAGTTGAAATTGTCAACTGCCTGCAACACCAAACTCATAACAAGTTTGTTGTCAATTGGCTTGCTCAAAACGCTAACAATATGATCTTCAATGTTAACCCAATTCTTTTGGCTACGAATGAATTCAATGTCACCTTTACGCACACCGTAAATGGTAGTCTTCAAACCTTCCAAACCACAGTCTTTCAAATCGTTATAGAACTGTTTAACGTCACCCATACCGTGTTTACTTTGAACTTCAAAGCCACTCAACGGCAAGTAGTAGTAAGTTTGGCTAGCATCAAAACTATCAGCCTTGCCAGCATCGCGCCAAACCATTTCACGTTCACGATAGTAACCACCTGAACCACGTTCTTGCAAACACAAGATAGTAACGTTCTTACCCAAAGTAGAATCAGCACGATCCTTTTTCTGCAAGGTACTTGCTTGTACAATTCGATCCTTTGGAGGATTACTAATAGCCTTAAAGAAAGCCTTAGTATTCATATCTTTATTCTTGTTTACTTTTTCAAGAACAAAAACAGTAGTACTATGATCTGGCTTGGTAGCACGATAATGAAACTTAGCACGTTCTACAGCACCAACCTTAGTGTCGTTTACAATGAACTGAACATTGTTTTCAACAGTAATACCCCAGTAGTGTGTAACATCGTATCCGCCACCTGCTTTCTGTTTGTGGTCGGACTCTTGTTTACGATTAGGATATGCTTTGCTATGTTTAGCATAATTAAATCCACGGATGGAAATGTTATACTTTTTAGCAAGTTCTTCAACACCCAACTTGAAAGTCATTGTACCACCGTAACGACTGTCGTCGAATGTAGGTAGTTTGGTATCTTGTACATACTTCTTAACAGCCGCTTGCCACAAACCCATGTGATACTTTTTGTACAAGTGTACAGCACGGTCCCACAAGTTAGGAATAGCATCTGCTTCTTTAGCAATATGAATAGCCAATTGTGCGTTTACTGCTTCCAATTTACGTTTGATAGCATCAACAGTTTGCGGAATGTAAGACAAGCCTTCACGCGATGCTTGGAAGTCTAGTTCGCCAATAGCAAAATGCAACTCCAAACCACAGTTCAACAGTAGACGCAATTCGCCCAATGCTTGTTCTGTGTTAGGAACATCAATAGGATAAGCAATATTACCCATAACAGCAACAGCTCGACGATGTCCATCTGTGTATGAATGAACGCCTGGAATAATATCTTTGGCATCATATTCTACATCACGGAATTTAAAATCTGTAACACCGCTTACAACAGGACGCAATTTAAAGTAAGTGTAAACTTGACGAGCTTCGTCTACAAACTTGGAATAGTCATAGCGGTCATTAACTGAAAACTTAACTTCAACACCGGCAGGTTCGTCGGTAGTTTCATTCATCATCAATGCAATACTTGGAACACCTTGCTCGTTAATGAAAGCGGTATAGATACCCTTAGTGCCATCTTTGATAGCAGTTACGGTGAAGTTATCCGTATAACTAAATGGAGACTTAGAACCAAGACCAAGGGCGCCAATAAAATCATTAGAATCAGTTTTAGTAGATTCAAAGTATGTGGTGTAGATGCTTGTGACTTGTGCATGGGTAAGTCCTGTACCATAGTCACGAATACTAAACCAAGGCTCCAATTGGTTAGGCAAGTGGACATCAAATGGTGTATCATATTTACCAGCGGCTGTATGACTGTCTACAGCGTTACATGAAAGTTCACGGATAATAGCACGGATCTTGTTAGCATACAAGCCCGAGCTCAAAATATTAAATGCTTTCGCAGAGTTGCGAATACGGAATTCGCCAATTTCACCAACGTTGCTCAAAACTGCTTCGTTTTGTGGTGCGTTATTGATAATCATTTATAAGCCTTTCTGTGCCTAGTTGTTTACTGTATGTGTATATTATAGCAAACGAGCTGGAGTTTGTCAACTGTCGATGAGTCCAAATTATGAACTCATCGAGTCTAAATTAACCAATTTGATCTATGCGGGCTCTCCAATAAATCTCATAAGTGCCTTGATTGCAGGCATTTGCATAGGTTTCGGCTTCTTCGAGGGTAGTGAAGAATTTGGTTTCTTCTGGGCAAGGGCGTTGTCCCCAACCTGCTTCGTACTCAGTAACGGTGACTTTGTACAGGGTGCCAACTTTGACTTCGGACATTTTGGGCTCCTTTCTTACTAGGCTTTTAGTATAAGTGATCTAGCTAGAAATGTCAACCAAAAAAATAGGGCCCGTAGGCCCTATTTTAAAATGCATCGTAGTAGCTGTATGATTTTTCTTTGACTTTGTTTAAAACCAAAGTAGTACCATCTTTTGCTACGAATACAAACTTGCCAGTTTGGCTGTCAATTTTGGTTAGGTCAGCTGGGCTGAAACGAATACGTTCCCAATCCCAATCCAAATCTCCTTCATCACCTTGCTGTTCGGCAAAGTTCTTGAAGTGAATGCTGACATTACCTTGAAGCGGATTGCCACTCCATTCTTGAGTTTCCAAATCATTGTCTGCTAATTCTTCACCGTTACGGATAACTTTTATGCTGAACTTGTTGCCTGAGTCAAACTCTGGCTTGACGTTCAACATACGCAGAGCATCCTCTGGTGTTTCATCGTAGCGATTCATTTCTTCAACTGTTGCTTTCAACATGTCAAAGTTGAACTGTGCAAACAATGCTGCAATTTGACACAACTTTTCAGTATGCTTCAACAGAGTAGGTTTCAAGTTGTCATTACAGTATTCTGTAATAAAGCCAGCATCCAGACCTTTGTAGTCAATCATGTAGTACAAACGTCCAGGACGGTTACGCATGTGTTGGTCAATACGCCACTTGTCGTTACAAGTCAAGACAAACAACTTTTTGCTTGGGAATACACCGTCCAGCAAGGTCAATGCCTTTTCTTGGTCATCGCTATCGTAGACCTTTTCGAACTCGTCAAACAGAACTACACAAGGTTGTTCAATCATCTGCATAAACGCATTGAACTTGTCACCAACCCAAGGAGCATTGATAACAATAGTAGGGATGTCCAAACGCTTTGCGGCTTCAATGGCCAAGTTCTTAGCCAGCAATGACTTACCAGAACCTTTTTCACCTGCCAGCATAACACCAGTACTTGCAGAACGATCCATGAATGTATTTAGAATACGGTCAGTGTTCTTGTCCAAGTCGCCGTAACGCTTGCCCTTGATTTCAAAGCTCTCAATATGTTCAAGGTAAAGAGGACCATCCATAGGCATCTCTTTAACCACGTAATTACCTGCGGGCAATTTTTCATGAAGGTCCATTGCCTCTTTAGTTGAGACACGAAAAGTATTACCCGATTTTAAAAAATATGACATTTAAATTCTCTTTCGTTGTGTTGCTGTATGCGTCTATTATAGTTGATTAAACCCATACAGTCAATTTGTTTTGGCTATACGTACCAGATTTCTTTGAAGCCTTCTTCTTCAGTTGGCTCCTCCCAACTAGCAATCATACTAGCAATGACATGATCTGGAATGTCTTTTCCTGGACGGCTCCACAATCGACGCATAAGTTCTTTATGCTCTGGTGTCTTAAACACCACAGCAATATGCTCGTACTTTGGCAAAGTATTAAACTTGCGAGCACGACTTGCGATAGTTGTACTAGTTTGATCCCAGATTAAATCCAAGTTGTTTGCTTGGCAAATTAAGGCTTGGTTAACCATTAACTTGACAGCAATAGGCATGTAGTCGGTAAACACTTCGGAATAGGTCTTACCTTGTTCTTTAGCGTATGCTTCTACAAACGAATCTGTACTAACTACAGGCATGTCCTTTGCCCATTCCTGATTGGAAATCCAGGTGCTTTTTCCAGCACCCGGAACTCCTACTAACTGATAACACTTTGGCATACTACTTCCTTACATTGTTGGGCCATTGCCGTTCTTAAAACCTACACTACCACCTTCAGCTTCGATACGTGCAATGACGTCTTCAAATAAGATAGGAGCAAAGTCTGGTGTTTGTTCCACGCATACGCAATGGTAACGAACATCGTTCTCATCACTGTATAAAACTTCACCAGTCCTAGCGTCTACACCACGAGCCTTCTTAACACGGTTGGCGTGTAAGTGTCCGTGAATGTTAGTACCAAAACGTCCTAAGCTATCACTATGTACAGGAATATGGCTTAAGATCATTCCGTTCATAACGTGGTATGCTCGTAATTCTCTAAAGTATTGTCTGTACTCGTCATCTCTAAAGATGTCGTGGTTGCCGCGGATTAAGACCTTGTCACCGTTTAAACGAGACAACACTTTTAAGGCCTTGCGGTTAATAACAACGTCACCTAAATGGTAGACTTTGTCTGTAGGCTTGACTCGTTCGTTCCAAGCCTTAACCATAGCTTCGTCCATTTCGTCTGGATCAGTCCACGGCCTTAACTTTGTAACACCATCGTTACGTGTGAAGCGGCAGACACCAGTATGACCAAAGTGCGTGTCGCTAACTAAAAATACACTAGGCATCTTGCCCTCCTTTCAATCTCCAATAGCTCTCATTGTACGCCAATCGTCAATGTTAGGCTTTTCATTTTCATCATAAGTCCAACCCAATGCTTTCATCATGCGATGTTTGACTAGTAAGTTAGGACTACGAAATCTTTCTGTATCTTGAAAGCCCATCATAACACCAACTTCACAAACCGCACCCGAACGACAAATACCTGCAAAACAATGAACAATAACATCCATCTTGTTGTCTAAGGCATGTTGTAACAACCGAACAAGCTCGTTAGCCTGTTCTTGACTACACCTCATCGCTTCGTCGTCTACATGATCTTTTTCCTCTACATCAAGAAATTCAAACCGATGAACTTCTTTGAACTGATGCTTTGGTGTTGGGAACCAACTTGCTGGATCGGCAATTTGGATCAACATTGAATTTTCTTTTACTGCAACATGAAATCCTTTTGGAATATCATCTGCCGCACAATTTTGAATCCATGGCATTTTAAATTCTCCGCTTCTTCCATGTGTAATCTACACCATCTGGACACTTGCCATCGACAATACTGTCCGCTCCAAACTTACCTACAAGTTCCATACCATTAACTTTAATAGTAACAAACTCGCCTAATTCTTTAGCCCAATCCATTGCTAGGGCCAATGTTTCAAACTCCTGTGAGTTTGTCTTGCTTTTAACTTCTATCATAAACTAATTATAGCACCAAATTTTGGTACTGTCAACTTAAAAAAATAGGGCCCGAAGGCCCTACTCAAACTATGTTGTATTTCTACAACAGTTTACAGATCATAGCGTGGGACCATTACAGTCTTAAGCATGATACCTTCTGGAGTGAATTGATCCAAATCAGCTGACAGCAGGGCTGTCATGATGCTTGGACTAAAACCACTTACCAGTGCCGCACCACTCTTGTCTGCCTTTACAGGCACATTGTCTGAACTGTTTAGGTTCCAGAAAACAATTTGTGGTACAGCGTAACCTGCAGCTTCGAACTTGCGTTCAATCATTTCCATTGCGCTGTCGTCGAAACGAGCGCATTGGTTAAACTGCATGTCTGACAAGATTAGCAACATGGCTGGCATGTCGCTTGCTGGTACAGAGTTCTTAACTGCAACGTCTAGA